AAACACCCTACTCTACGGTCTTTAAAATGCGTTTTTATTTGAAGTAATAGTACAAACAAATGCAAAAACCTAAACTTATTAGAAAACCAGTCATATTATATCTCCGCACTTATTTCACAAGTTATGACCGCTTTCATGGTTCTAGACTCATCGTCATAATGCCAACAAATATCTCTGTCACAGTCCAAAACAAATCTTATAAAATCTTGTAAGTGCATAAAATCATGCTTCTTAATATTTGTGATTTTGGTTTTTTGTTCATTCTTAGGTAAATCGACATACTTACTCATTTCGTAGTCATATTCTTTAAAATGTTTAACATGTCGATCTAAACTTACATTTCTAAAACTAAAATACATTTAACTAATCCTTTCTATAATGTTAAAAATATTACGGCCGATATCATGGCCAAAAGCCATAGCGGTATCACTACCACTATAACAACTGCTAAATAAATTTTCTGTAAAAAATTCATTCGTTATCCATTAATATTTCATTCTCCTCATGGCAAACGCCACATACATAACCCCTAACTTCGTCACCGTAATATGAATATCTATTGACATATCGGCCAGATCCAAAACTACAATCTTTATCACAATGAACGCAGATCTCTTCATCAAACATATCTATCATTACTGACTCAGACATTGTTGCGTTACATTCCTTTGCAAGTTCTTCTAATGATGATAGACACCTCGCATAAGTATCTTCACAATCAAAACTTGCAACTTGCCATGTTACTGTTACGCTTTTATTTGTAAAATATACTTTAATCATTTTGTTGCTCCAAATGTATCATATAATCTTTTAGGCGTTCAACATCTTCATATGCTAATTCAATGTCTGCCTCGGCAGTATCAGACCACCACTCAATATCTTCTTCATAGTGTTTTACAACTCTACTCATTGATTGAATTATCTTTTGTTTATCAGTTATCATCTTCTTCCCCTTTCAAAAATTCTTCTTCATTGTATGTACATTCAAAAACTTTAGTCCTTGCGTCAGCTACATGTTTATTATCGCCTATTTTACTTTCTGCGATATCTTCAGCTTGTTTAAAGTTTTCAGCTTCTACTGATATTTCATAGTATACTTCTTCTAATACTTGAAATTCATAAGTATATAATTTTTTATTGGCCATTTTCTTTGCTTTCTAAATAATCTAATAGTGTTTGTAATTTAGATTGTAAGTTGTCCTCATAATCTAATTCATCTGCTAGTCTATGTGATAGCTCTATAACTATCTCTTTTATTTTTTCTAATGTGTGCATACTATTTCCTTTCTTATCTACATTTATAACAATAATCTTCAAATTTCTTAAAACCTCTTTTAAAGATTTTTAAGGCGCTATCTTCACTATCGCTTCTAATTTTTGTTATGTATTCTCTATTATGAAATTTAAGAAAACCATAACACTCATAATAGTTAAGATCTTCATTGTAATTAATTTCAATTACTTGTTTATAATCTTCAATCTTCATCTACTTCTATTTCCTCATTAATTAAATTGATACCGTAATCTTCATAAAACCGCTCTTTTATTAATTCAATGTATTCTTCTTTATTTGACGCTTCTAAATTATTACCGCCAAATTTTATAGTAATTACTGATGTGTATTCTTTCATTCTTTCATATCCTTAATTAGATCCGATAACGTTAAAATGGCCGTTGCGCTATCAGGGTTTTGTTGGTGGTATTCACTGGCCATTATCCATTTATTATTTATATTCATAACTTTGTAATCGGTTAAATTACCGCCTTTATCATATTCAAAAGCGATTGTGTAAACGTCGTTTATGTTATGGCATGGAAAACTTGATTTAAAATCAGTTATTAAATTTGGTAATAAATAAATCATTTTGATATTTTCCTTAATATTTCTTTAGTATCTTTTTTAATCAAATTACCGTTTTTATCAATTTCAATGAATTCAATAATTTGATCTAATTTTTTCCAATTAATCGCATTTACAAATTGGTTTTGTAATTCAATAGCTTTTTTATTTTTATTTTTTATTTTCATTCTTAACTTTACTTTCATCTATCCAAATTCTTTTCCATTTTAGTAATTTTTGCGTTGCGCGTGGCGTGTTTTTAAACATGCCTTGTGGTTTTATTATATGGCCGTCACTGTTTATATAATACATTTTCTTAGTCATTTTTCTATTTCCTTTAATTAATAAATAGCATTTAAGCATGAAATAAAAACAATGTCAAATAATAGCTTTACATCTAATAATAATGGATATATATATTATATATGTTTAATTACAAGGATCTTGAAAAATGGTTAATTTAATTAATAATGTAAATAATGTAATAGATGATCAATTACACATTACGCAATTTAAAGTTAAAACTAATAAACTATATGGATTTAAAGCTATTGGAAGTAATACAACCAGTAATAAATTTTGCATTAAAATGAATGATCCAACAAAAAAAATAAAAATTAATAATAACGGCCTTGAAAACAATATTAATTTAAAAAACTATGTTTTGATTTGTAATGCGAACCCATGGACAAATTTTGCATTATGGACAAAAAGAAAAGATCTTATCCAAAAATTTTTTGATAAACATAAAAAACCAGATAATTTAATTCTTATATATAGCAATCCCGCAGTAGATAAACCAATTAAAAAGACGTTCGGTCATTTTGATAAAATTTTTAATAATGTTAGCGCGGATAAATTTACTGAAATTCAAAATTGCACGGGTCAACAATGTATTAATTGTTTACGTTGCTATAATAAAAGCAGTAAAAACGCGGATAATATTATTGTTGAAAAGGTAAGGAATGTTAAAAACGCGCCTAATCATATTTGCAAGGCGTGCTATTCACATAAAGGAATAAATTTCCGCGCCCATACTATGGTTAAACCGTTGCAAAAAAACAGCGATTTATTAAGTAAAGATATTTTAAAACCAATTCAAATTCCGCGCATCATTGATCGTTTTTTTCGGTTCAATCATCACGGGGAATTGATCACGTAAAATAATGACTTTACATTCAATAAAAAAAATTATATAAAAAACCATCATTAATTTTATAAGGATTTAAAAAAATGAAAACAATAAAATATTGCAATAAAGAATATAAATTACCAGTCAATAATCTATCAATAGGTGATGATCCATTATTTCAAGTAATCGTTCAAAATCCTATTAGCGGTTCGCGCTGTACATTACCCGCGTTCGCGGTGGCGGTATATGATTTTATTATGGGCTGTGAATATACGAACCTTTATAGAAAAGATCAACGCAAGGCGCTTGATTGGTTTAGAGTCAATTTTCCGCGTCAATACATGGAATTATTAGATTAAATTTTATACACATAGTGAACGTAAAAAGAGCGGTTAAAAATAACCGCTTTTTTTATGTGTAAAATTAACGCTTTACATATGATAAGAAAAATTATATTACTTTAGTATTATTAATTTTTACAAGGATCAAAGATAATGAAAAAATATAGAGTAAAAGAAAAATACGTTGACGGACGCTACCCCCATTTAAAAGGGGTAGTTTTTGATGAGTGGGATATAGATATTTGTCAAGATGTTGGATCAATAAGTATGTCTATAGAACAAGCTTTAGAGTTTGAAGAAATGAGTTATCAAGAGCAACGTGAATATATTGCTAGTAGTGTAGAGCTTGACGGTCAAATTATATCAGTAAGTGGTTATTCTAATGATGATGATGTTGATGACTATACTGAATTTGATGGCATATATGAATTTGAAGAGGTAAAAGATGACAATGTATAGAGAAAATTTTACAATTATAGATAATGAGATAGTACACGAAAATCCGTATCATTATCCGACATATAACAATGGCACTTATTGTTTTGTCGTGGAGTGTTTTGATCGCACTTGCAATGTTGCTGTGCATATCGGCAACAGTGCATTTCAAAAATGGTTAAATGACGAGCCAGACAATGACGTGTACAACAAAAAACAAGCGCTTGTTGATGATATCTACAATTTTGAGTTTAATTACGAAATAAACCCAGACATAAACATGGCAGATATATTCTGTCTGCTGTTAGGCGATCAAATGGGATTTTGGGACGATATGCCAAACGATTGGATCTACAAAATAACAAGTATAAACATGTATGAAAAGGTAGATAGCAAACTATTCCAAGAATTGATTGAAAACAACTAATTTTCAAACCAAAATATTTATAATAAAAAGAGCGGTTAAAAATGACCGCTTTTTTTATTTGTAAAATTAACGCTTTACATATGATAAAAAAAATTATAGAAATTTAGTATTATTAATTTTTATAAGGATCAAAAAATGGCAATATATACTGCAACAATAGAATTGAAAATATCCGAAAGTTTACATAAAAATGATATAGAAAAATTAGAATACCGTTTAGAAAAAGCCATATATCAATTTGAAAATGATATACATAAAGGTTTTTTTAGTGATGTAGATGTGCGGGTTAGTAATTTACATAAAAATATTGTATATATACCGCCCTCATTAAAAGAAGTATATTAATTTTATATAAATATTTTAAATAGAAAATAGCGCTTTAATCGGCGCTATTTTTTTTATTTGGATCTATTGAAAAACTAAAGTAATTTATATTTATTAACAATTTTTTTTAATAATTATAAATACTTATGACAATAAAAAATGAAATAAAAAAACCGCGCGGGCGTCCGCGTGGCTCTTCGGGATCTACTATCCGCGCCATTACTGTAATAACGAACGAATTGGCGCGCTCTTTAGATATTCTAAAAACTGATCACAATACAACATTAGCAGAACTGCTCGCAATCGAGTTTCAAGAGTCGCCAAGCCGTGTTTTAACTGCTGTAAGTAAATACTTGCCAAAAGAGATTAACGTTGCTGTGGGCGCTTCTAATCCATTCTTAGAGGCTATTCAAGAAATAAATACAAATATAATAGACGTCACGCCAAGCGAAGTTAAAAAAGATTGATTAGGTTTTATCAACCTATGCAATATTTAAAAAAATGTAATAAAATCAATGACTTATGAAAATATGACAGCCACCCAACCTATAATTTATATGCGGGGTGCATTAAATTTAAATTACCCCCCTCATAAATATTTGACATTTTTCCCAGGCACATGAAAATATTGTTTGACTCTATTCGGAGCATAACTTATATTTAGTGTTATATGGCAATACTAGCACCAGTTAGTGATTTTATTGTTTCATTTATCTAGATCCTTTCAAAACACGGCCTTGCAGTTTCTTACATTTCCTGCAAGGCCTTGAATTAAATGACAGAAAAAAAATTAAACGATGCGGCAAAAACACTTCTTGCTTTGCGTGACGATCCTGTGTTGTTCGTGCGCACCTGCTTAAAGGCAGAGCCACAAGACTGGCAGAGAGAAGCACTACAAAACATAGTTGAAAACAACAGGCTTTCAATACGTAGTGGTCACGCTGTTGGTAAAACTACATTCCTTTCGTGGACAATCCTTTGGTGGTTGACCACGCACTACCCCTGTAAGATCGCCGCTACAGCTAACTCTGCATCACAGCTAGAACAGATACTTTGGTCAGAGATACAAAAGTGGCACAAGATGATGCCACAAGGTTTCCAGGACGAACTTGAGTTTCGTAGCGATAAGATCACCCTCAAGAACGCCCCCGACAGTTTTTGTGTGGCAAGAACGAGCCGACGAGAAAATCCCGAAGCATTACAAGGCTTCCACTCACCAAACATGCTTTTTATCATAGATGAAGCATCTGGTGTCCCGGATCTGATATTTGAAGTAGCGCAGGGTGCTATGAGTACCCACGGTGCAAAGACTATAATGGTCGGTAACCCCAACCGTAGTTCTGGATATTTTTACGACTCTTTTGGAAAAAATGCCGAAAGTTGGAAACAGATGACAGTGTCGTGTCTTGATGCGGAAACGGTTGATCCACAATATGTTGAAGATATGGCGCGTCAGTATGGCGAGGATTCTAACGTATATCGTGTTCGTGTACTTGGTCTACCACCAGAGTCGGACGATAATGCCATAATCAGTCGTGCTTTGGTTGAGTCTGCTGTAGAACGTGATGTTGAGCCTATTGAAACCTTTCCAATATGGGGTATCGATATTGCACGTCATGGTTCAGATAGATGCGCCCTTGCAAAGAGAAAAGGTAATGTGGTTATAGAACCTGTAAAACACTGGGGTGATAAAGATCTGATGGAATCAGTCGGTATCATTATGGCCGAGTATGAGTCTACTCCTTTCAGCGAACGTCCGAGTGAAATATTGGTAGACTCAATAGGACTGGGTGCGGGTGTTGTGGACAGATTAGTAGAACTTGATATGCCTGCTCGCGGTATAAACGTGGCAGAGAGTTCAAGTATGTCGCATAGATATATGCGTCTGAGAGATGAACTTTGGTTCAAATGTAGAGAATGGTTAGAGCAAAGAGATTGCAAACTTCCAGATCAAGAAGAACTTATAAATGAGATTACAAACGTACAGTACGAGATACTATCTAGTGGTAAGTTCAAGGTCGAGTCAAAAGACCAGATGAAGAAAAGAGGTTTTAGGAGTCCCGATATAGCTGATGCGCTTATGCTTACTTTCGCAGGCATAGCGGTACGTGCTTCCGGCAGTGGCGGAGGGTACAGGTTCAATCAGTCGATTGATTATGGTTCTGGAGGGTGGATCGTATGATTAGGGACAACATAGTTGATTTTCCGAGGCCAGAAGATCTTGATATAAACGATACAGAATTTTGGGAACATTGTTCTGAAATATATCGTGTTTTTGCAGATCTTTCTGTGTCTTTGATGCGTATGCAAGTTGCGGATAGTGATGAGGTAGCAGGATCTTTATGTGTTGTAGCATACGCACTCTTGAAAGCAAAGAATATGTCTGATAAAGAAATATCTGAATTTGCAAATATGATATTTAAAAGACAAAAGTAAAACCACCTACTAACAAAGTTACAAGCGATAAAATATATTATACACATCACTAATTGTTGTAGGTGGTGCAGGAGTCAACATGGTAGCAAAAAAATATCAAAATCCAAAAGGCGGACTTAACGAAGCAGGTCGTAAATTTTTTAAGAGAACAGAGGGAAGTAATCTTAAAAGACCACTGAGTAGTGGCACGAGTAAGCGACGTGTTAGTTTTGCGGCAAGGTTCGCAGGTAATCCAGGCCCTATGAAAGACAGCAAAGGTCGTCCTACACGACTTGCTTTGGCTCTCAAAAGGTGGGGGTTTAATTCAAAAGCAGAGGCAAGAGCCTTTGCCAACAAACATAAAAACAAATAGGAGGTTCAATGCCCGGCATGAAGATGTACATGAAAAAAATGACTATGAAAAAAGGCGCGAAAAAGAAAGGCAAGAAGAAAAAGGGAATGTCTTATGGCGGTAAAAAGAAATAGCCGCAAGTTCGCAAGAGTAGCAAAAACAAAAAAGGGTGTGCCAAAAAAATATGTTTCTGGTTCAAAAAATCCAACAGCTAGAGAGCGTGAGATTTTACGTACAAGAAGATTATACAGGCAAGGTAAACTCACAAAAGCTATGATGGATCGTATCAGCAAGCAAAGGAGTAAGGGGTAATGTCAAGATATAAAAGTATACCAGGAGCGGGCAGATTTTCAAAAGGAACGCTTGATAAGGTATACAAAAGAGGTTTGGGTGCATACTATTCTTCGGGATCACGTCCAAAAGTATCTGCACACCAGTGGGCGATGGGACGTGTTAAGTCGTTCGTAAGTGGTAAGGGCGGTGCTAGAAAAGCTGACTCTGATCTACTCGGCAAGAAAAAGACAAAGGCTAAGAAGAAATAATGGCTATGAAAAAAAAGTTAACTAAGCGTCAAGAAGATGCACTCAAACGTCATAAGAAAAAGGGAACGCATACCAAAAAACATATGGATAGTATGGTAAAAGATATGCTGAAAGGTATGACGTTTACAGAGGCACACAAACGTGCCATGAAAGGCGTAGGTCGATAATGCCCTTTAGTAAATACAGTCCAAAGCAAAAAAAATTAGCAAGAGTTGCAAAACCGCGCAACAAAATTACAGGTGCAGATTTTAAGGCTTTACAGAAAAAAAGAAAAAAGAAAAGGTAATATTATGCCAAAGATGGACGACAACACTTTTAAAGGTCTGATTGATGATCATATGCTTGATGCAGTAAATTACTATGATACTGAATATTCTGCTGACAGAGCCGAAACTCTAGACTTTTATTTGGGTGAACCTTTTGGTAATGAGGTAGAGGATAGGTCGCAGGTTGTTGCAACAGAGGTAAGTGACACTATCGAATACATCATGCCACAACTTATGAAGATATTTCAGTCTACAGATAAGTTTGCACGTTTCTTACCAAGACAGCAGGAGGATACTGCCGCCGCAGAACAAGCAACTGATCTTGTAAATTACGTTATAAACAACGAGAACAACGGTTTTGTCAGTATGTATAACTGGTTTAAAGACGCATTGTTGTTCAAAGTTGGTGTTTTAAAAGTATTCTTTGATGAGGACATAGAAACTGTCGAGGAAGAATACAAAAACTTAACAGAAGAAGAACTTACTATTCTTTTAGAAGATGATGATATAGAAGTCATATCTCAATCCATCAATGAAATGGGTATCATAAATGATGGCCAAGAGGGAATAGAACTACCCGATGAGATAGAAGATGTAGAAGATATTGAAGAAATCACACAACCAGAAAACCAAATACCTTTATCTATTTCATATGATGTCGAAGTAAAAAGAAGAAAAAATAGTGGGCGTACAAAGATTATGAACGTACCACCAGAAGAGTTTCTATTTTCAAGACGCGCTGTGTCATTAGATACTGCTGATTTCGTCGCTCATAGGACAACAATGAAAGTCGGCGATCTTGTTAATGATGGTTACGATTACGACACAGTATTACAATATTCTGGCTACGCTGATATTGAAAACGAAATGGAAGTGCAACAGCGTTTCCAAGACACAGAAAGTGGTACAAAATCAGAAAGCAAAAATGATCCTACCATGCACGATTGTTTAGTTACAGAAATGTATCTAAGGGCGGACTACGATGGTGACGGTATACCAGAGTTAAGAAGAGTTCTAACTATTGGTGAGGGTAATTTCATTTTAGAAAACGATCCGTTCGACCATATACCATTCTGCATCTTATCACCCATTCTAATGCCTCACAGAATGGTTGGTCGTTCGGTCGCAGAGATGGTGAAAGATTTACAACTTATCAAATCTACTGTCCTACGTCAGATGTTAGACAACATGTATCTGACAAATAATTCAAGAGTCGGTGTTGTTGAGGGCCAAGTAAACTTAGAAGATTTATTAACAGCACGACCTGGTGGCATTGTAAGAATGAGAGCGCCTGGTATGGTACAACAACTTTCTGTACCGCAAATCGGTGCTAGTGGTTTCAACATGCTAGAGTATATAGACCAAGTGCGTGACCAACGTACAGGTTTCTCAAAAGCCAGTTTGGGACTTGATCCGAAAGTCTTACAGTCAACTACAGCAAGCGCTGTTCAAAGCACGATGCAGGGCGCGCAACTAAAAACCGAAATGATTGCAAGAGTCTTTGCAGAAACTGGTTGTAAAGATTTAGCAAAATTAGTTTTGTTGTTGTGTCAAAAACATATGATGAAAGAAAAAACTATTCGCATACGTAACGAGTACGTATCTATAGATCCTCGTGCTTTTGATAACGAGTTTGACATTTCTGTAGAGGTTGGACTTGGTAATGGTAAGCAAGAAGAAAAGATGGCCATGCTATTACAGGTTGCAGGAAAGCAAGAGCAATTATTACAAACTCTTGGATTTAACAATCCTATAGTAAAACCAAGTCAGTACGTAAACACACTGGCAAAAATTGTTGAGATGGCAGGTTTCAAGGACTCACAACAATTTTTTAACAGCGCAGAGCAGATAGATCAAATCTTAGCGCAACAACAGCAACAAGCCTCACAGCAAAGTTCTGTTTCTGCTGAGTTTGAAATCGAAAGACAGAAATTACAAGCTGATATTGCTCTCGAAAGAGAAAAAATGTTATTAGAGTTACAACTTGAACGAGAAAAAATACAACAACAGCTATTATTAAGAAGAGAAGAATTACAAGCTGAACTTGATTTAAGACAACAAAAATTAAATCTAGGCGGTGACATAAGTACAAACCTACCTAGAAGTTAGGATAACATGTCGTTAGACGAAGAAAGACAACGCGGATTGCAAGCTGAGTCGCTCAGAAACAATCCATTACTGAAAGATATATTTCAGAAGTTAGAGAGTTCCTATATCGAAGATTGGACACAAACTGATCTAAATGATACGGAAGCGAGAGAACATGCTTTCTATTTGTTGAGAGCATTAAGAGAGATTGAAATGGAAATTGAGTCCATAATATCCTCTGGTAAGATGGCAACACAACAAATAGACAGCATTGTTCGTAAAAAATAACAAAACAATGAGGTAAAAAATGGCTAGTATTCCGGAAGATGGAACTAACATAGAAAACGCATTAGGCCAAGCCGAAGCGATTAATTTACTTTTGAATAGAGAAAACACCCCTGTCCAGGCAAGTGAAGATGTTCAAGAGTCGGAAGATACCCAAGAGGTGTCCACCCAAGAATCTGAAACTGAAACAGAAGAAGTAGTTCAAGACCAAACTGAAGCTGTTGCGGAAGAGGAAGAAAGTGAACAGTATGATGAAGAATCCGATGAGGAAGAAGTCGCTGTATATTTAGCAAAAGTTGATGGTGAGGAAGTTGAAGTCACAGCAGATGACTTGATTAAATCATATCAACTAGAGCAAACTGCACAGAAACGATTGCGAGAAGCCGCAGAGGAAAGAAAGAAAATCCAAAGCGATGCACAGCAAGTTGAGGCAGAAAGGAAATATTACGCTGAAAATTTAGCACTATTACAAGAAGCTCTGCGCCAATATCAAACCGGTGATCGGACAGAGGAACAATGGTCTGAATTATACAGGGAAGATCCGATGCTTTATATGAAAGAAAAAGAAGATGTTAGAGATCGGCAAGCCAAACAGCAAGCGTTGCAACAAGAGCAATATGCCTTACAGCAACGTCAACTCCAGGAGGAACAAGCTAAATTACTTGAGAGAATACCCGAATGGAAAGATGCACAAGTAGCAAACAAAGAGAGAGATAGTATTGTTACTTATGCAAAACGGTTTGGTTTTAATGATCAAGAGATAGCGGCAACGGCAGACTCTCGTGTTGTTGATCTTCTTAGACGTGCATATCTTTATGATGAGTTGATGGCCAAAAGACCAACAGCGACAAAGAAAGTAAAGAAAGCGCCAAAAATGATTAAAGCAGGAAAACCCAAAGGTAAAATAAATGTTTCCGAACAAAACCGAAAAACGGCTTTTGATAAACTAGCGAAATCCGGCCGTAAAGAGGACGCGATTTCATATCTTTTAACTAAATAACTGAATAGGAAAAAACAATGGCAACATTTACGACCACTTCAGCCGTAGGGGAGCGCGAGGATTTATCCGATATTATCTATCGTATTGATCCGTCTGAAACACCATTGTTCACAGCCGCCGCTAAAGAAACTACAAGCGGTGTAACAACTGAATGGCAAGTACAAGAACTAGCCGCCGCAGTTGATACAAACCATGTGAACGAGGGCGCAGACTACTCATATGTCAATCCAACGGCTACAACTAGACTGTCAAATGTCCATCAGATTGCCGCACAAGCCGCATCAGTTTCAAATACCTTAGATGTCGTCGATAAGGCAGGCAGGGATAGAGAAACAGCGTATGTGAAAGTAATCAAAGGACTGGAACAAAGACGTGATATTGAGAAGAGTTTATTCAAAAACGAAGCAAAATCTGCGTCAGATCCAAGAAAGACAGCTAAACTTCTAACATGGCTAACAAATGGCGATAAACCATCTGACATGGGCCACGCTACTGGTGACGGAAGTGACACTGCTGACCTAACAGGTACAGCAAGAGCGCTAACACTAGCACAGATCGAAGCGGCTATCAAAGAAGCATACGAAGATGGAGGTTCACCATCACTATTAGTGATGTCACCTGCAAACAAAGTAGCTTTCTCTGGCCTATCATCTGGTTCAGTAGCAACCAACCAAATCACAACAACTGCACCGCAAGAAGCGGCTATTGTTGGTTCAGTAAGTCTATTCTTATCTGATTTTGGTACTGTAAATGCAGTGGTAGACAGACAAGCACCGAACAGCGAGATGTATGTGATTGATACAGACTATGTAGCAATCGGTACACTACCAGGACGTAACTTCGCAGTAAGCGATGTTGCACCAACTGGCGATGCTACAAAGTTCGCAATCATCACAGAGTACGCTCTGATTGTACGCGCACCGAAAGCACACGCATTTATTTTCGGACTAAATACTTCATAGTATTTAAAACACACAGAGGGGGGTTCTCCCCCCTCACATGAGGTTGAGATGGCAAAAAAAATTACAGTTGATACAGACGGTGTTTCAAAAAAAACAACGATGGAATACGATGCTAACGAGGAGCATTACGTATACAAAACCGAACAAAAAATAGATCCAATAAAAGATTTGGCAAAAAGTCAATTAGACTTACATAGGCCAGGTGATCTTATTGGTAACACACAAAAACACTGGCAAAAGGTAGGTGAGATACCTGCTGTTTTATATCACGAACTTCTAGTGAAGTTTGGTGAGCCAAGAGATAACCCAAAGGCATGGCTACGTTGGTTACAGGATAAAGACAACGAAGCGTTTAGAACAACAAACGGAAGATTAATTTAATGGCTTTTAGCACTTACAGTGAATTAAAAACAGAGATTGCAAACTTTCTTGCAAGAGATGATTTAACGTCACAGATTCCAAGTTTTATTACTCTGGCAGAGGCTCGTATGAGTCGTGAGTTGAGTTCAAGGACGCAAGAGAAAAGAGCAAACGCGACAACGGTTGCAGGTGATGGTTTTATATCTCTACCTACTGATCTTAGAAGCATACGTAACGTACAGCTAAATACTGATCCGATCACTATCTTAAAATATCATACAGTCGAAATGTTAGGAAAAGAATACAGCACAAGTGGTAACGGAAAGCCACGAGGTTATACTATAATTGGTAGTGAATTATCTGTACGTCCTATACCAGATACTGCATATACATTAGAAATCGTTTACGGTGAGGGCATTGACTCATTGTCAGACACAACTACAAACAATGTAATTTTAACAAGACACCCAGATGCGTATTTATACGGCTCTTTATCAAACGCATACACTTTCCTTATGGACGAAGCAAGGGCAACTACTTATGATGGTCTGTTTACAAGAATTATGTCAGAGATTATCAGAGATACAGAAGATGCCAGATACGGTGGTGTACTATCAATGAAAACAACATATAGAGGAAAATAAAGATGTCAGCGATGTCAGATTATTTAGAAGAAAAACTTCTCAACCATGTTTTGAGAAACACAGCATTTACACCACCTAGTACAGTCTATATTGGACTTTCAACCGGTAGTTTCGGCGATGACAATAGTGGCACAGAATTGAGTGGTAATGGTTATGCTCGACAATCAATAGCATTTGATGCGGCTAGTGGTGGTGTTTCAGATAATACAAGTAACGTAGACTTTCCGGCCGCAACAGGTTCTCAAGGCACAATCACTCATTTTGGATTGTTTGATGCTAGTAGTGGTGGTAACTTGCTTATACATGGTGCATTTAGCGCAGGTAAAACTGTAGCTACAGGTGACATTCTACGTATTGCGGCAGGCGAACTAGATATAACTGCGGCTTAGTTACATGGCAACTATGGAGGAGTTAGATGCCTTTGGCACGATGGACTCCCTTGATGCTTTTACATTAGAAGAGTTAGACAATCTTACACTTCACAGTGCAAGCAGTGCGGTGTCTATTGCACTAACAACTTCTGCAACGTCAAACAGAATATTGAGTGCTTCTTCTGCGGTATCAATAGCAATCACTTCAACAAGTGCAAGTGGATTGATCCAACCTGTAGGTAGTAATGTAACAATATCTATTACAGAAAGTAGTGCGGCAGGTCTGATAAAAACAGTATCAGAAAGTGTTGCAATTTCAATAAATGCAACGTCGACTTTTAATGTAATATTTGACGCAAGTGCAGATGCTACCATCAGCATATCAGCAAGTGGTAATGCTAGTTTAATTATGGAAATATCAGCAGGTGAAACCATAACATTGTCTGCTGAAGTCATAGGTGAGATACTTGGTGAGTCTTGGTCAGAAGTTACAGTTGGTAGCGAAACATGGTCAGAGATAGCTGTTGATAATGAAACGTGGACAGAAACATCGCCTGCAACCATAGAGTGGAGTGAGTTACAATGATACAATTTGGTGAGTGGTTACCCGATCAAAGTGATTTAGGCAATCCTGGTGTAATAGAAGCTACAAACGTAATAGCAGGTATTCGTGGTTATAGACCGGTCAGAGGTCTTGCGCCCATATCAAATGCCGCAGATAATTACATAAGAGGCATTTTTGCTACGAGAAAACAAGACAGAACGGTGCAACTATTTGCAGGTGATAGCAGTAAAATCTATAAATATGCGAGTTCTGACTCTGATCTGGACAATGTTTCGACAACTGGCAACTACACACTTGGCTCACGAGATGTTTGGAAGTTCGTGCAGTTTGGTAACTCAATATTAGCGGCAAGTGGACACAATCAAGCACTACAGGAGTTCAATGTCGAAAGTTCAAGTAATTTTGATCCAATTAGTGGAGCGCCTGCGGCAAAACATATTGCAGTTGTGCGAGATTTTGTTGTTACTGGTAATGTCAAATATAGTGGTAATGTACACTCTGATCGTATTTATTTCGGTGGGATCGGTAGTGCTACTGATTGGACTATCGGAACAAATCAAACTGATATACAAGATATACCTGATGCGGGACAGATTACAGGTCTTATAGGTGGTAATTACGGTGTCGTTTTACTTGAGAGAGGTATAGCGCGTATTGAATATGTCGGCAGTCCTATTATATTTTCTGTAGAAAAAGTAAGTAATGTCGGTTGCGAAATGCCAAACAGTGTTTGTTCATTGGGAACATATGCGATGTTTTTTCTGTCACCCGACGGATTTTTTATGTTTGATGGTAATAGAGCAATACCGATTGGCGCTGAAAAAGTTGACACATTTTTTTATGATGACTTACACCCTGCGCATATAAACAGATTGACTTCAACGATAGATCCGCAAAATCAAGTGGCCATGTGGTCATATGTCAGTAATGCTTCTGTAGATGGTGAGCCAGACAGAATACTAGCGTATAATTACGCAATCAAAAAATGGTCATTGTTAGAATTAGCACATGAGTCATTAGGCACTATTTTACTACCAGGAACGACTTTAGAGCAACTTGATAACATAAATTCTAGTATTGACGCACTGGGTACAAGTTTAGACAGTCCTTTATTTGAGGGTGAAACATTTACACTCGGTGCTTCAAAGGATAAAAAAATACATTCGTTTACTGGTGATTTTTTGTCGGCGACTATAGTTACAAAAGAGTTTGAAACTACACCGTTACGATCGTCTGTCATAAACAGCGTTACACCGTATGTGACTTCTAAGAATACAGCAGTGCAACCAACATTGACGGTTTCAGTTGGAAGCAGAAACAAACAGGTTGATGCAGTTACATTTACATCTGCAACGACACTAAACGCAGATAATTTTTGTAACCTAAGAAGTCACGGTCGTTATCATAGAGTCAAAGTACAAACCTCTGGTGACTTCAGATATGCACTTGGTTGTGATGTAGAGGCTAAGGCACTTGGTAGAAGATAATGGTAGACTTTAATTTTAAAAAGTTACCACTAAATGGTGGGAGTCCTCGTGAGGTTTCAACTGCTGTCAATCTTCTTATAGATGGCAAACATAATGCAAAAGGTAGTGTTACTTTGACAGCATCAACGACAACAACGACAGTAACTGATGTAAGAGTAGGTGAGGACAGTGTTATATTGTTCGTACCGATCACAGCAAACGCATCAGCAGAATTAGGTGCGGGTGGTATGTTTTTATCTTCAAGAGCAAACAATTCTTTCACGATAACACATGCAAACAACTCACAAACAGATAGAACTTTTTTATACACAGTAAACGGATAATGAAATTTTTACCTATACCATCAGAACAAATAGATAGTATGTGGCCTTATGTAGAACCTGTTTTACAAAAATCAGTGTCACTTACACCCGACAGAATTGAAACAAAAGACGTATATGATGAGGCAAAAAAAGGCAGTTATCTTGTCTGGATCGTATATGAAGAAAAAAAAGATACAAAAGTTATACAGGCTGTCTTGACTGCTAGAATATCACAATACCCAAAGACGAAAGCCTTATGTATAGATTTTGTGGCAGGTCAAAGAATGAAAGAATGGTTACCGATCGTTATGCCTATATTTGAAGATCTTGGTAAGGCAAACGGTTGTACACATATAGAGGGCTATGGAAGAAAAGCATGGCAAAGATATTTAGAAAAATATGATTGGAAACCAAGACATATACAATATGAAAAGAGGTTAAGTAATGAGTAAAGGTAGTAGTGGAAGATCCACGACGACGACTATAAGTAATCCTGTAATACCGCAGTATGTTCAGTCGTTGCAAGAGGAGGCATTTGAAGCGGCAAGACAGTTTCAGCCAGAGGTGTTTTCTGGTGATAGATTTGCGCCACAGAACCCTTTTGAAACACAACAAATAGAAGCGCTTGGACAATTTGGAACAGACACAGGTGCTATTGATCAGTTTCGTGACGCAATCAGTGGTATCGCTTTGGGCAACGTTGGCGCACCAGATCTACTGCGACAAGAATATGATAGAGATATAAGTTCAGATTTTCTTAACAGAGTGATTGATGACAGACTTGCAGACACAACAAATAGACTTACATCACAGTTTTCAAGAGCAGGTCGTTTAGGTAGTGATGCTTTTGGAACGGCACTTGGTCGGGGGATAGGAACAGCCGTAGCGCCTATATTAGCACAAAATGAGATAGCTGAAGCACGTAGACGTGCATCACTAGCAAACACAATAGCAAATGCCGAGAGGCAAGCGGCGGCTTTACAGTTAAGTGCCGCAGGGCAACTGCCAAGAGCGCAGGCTTTAGACTTACAAAGAATTGCAGGTTTAGGTAGCGCAGGGGAATTACAAAGAGCAATGGACACAAGACCAATAGTTGCTGAACAACAACGTATTGCAGAACAAACAGAAGCAGATAGACAAAGCCTCAACGCTTTACTTTCTGCGGCAGGTGCAGGGACTGTGGGTATAGGTACAACAACACAACAAGTTGCTCCACCTGCGGGCGTAGCGCAAACATTATCTGGTTTAGGTCTAATCGCAAGTGGTTTGGGTGGAAGCACTGGTCTGCTTGGATTAATACCGGGTATACGATAGGAGTAAGATATGCCATTAGAATTTTTTAGAGATAAAGACGGTAAGAAAAAAAGTCGTTACATTACACCATCAGAGTCACGCAGAAGAGAACAAGAAAGAGAAGAACGTAGAAGAACAGCCGAAGGATCTGGCGGTGTTGGTGAAGATACAAATTATGTAAGACGACTTTTCAATGTGTTTGGAAATGCAGGCACAAGATTAGATAAGATGGTTGATCAAGATCAACTTGAAAGATTGAAAAAATTTCCAGATTTACAAAGTCCAAGATTTAAGAATGTGCAGAAAAATAGACGCGATGCGGCTAGAAACGAGGGGTTTGATTTTGATAGTCTATTCAGCGCGACTTTGCCAGATACAGTTGTTAGAGCGCCGGTTGAAGTAAGACCAAGTAGAGGAACAACAGGTGATCGTAGACCAGAGTTAGAAAAAATTAGAGATGAGCAAATTATAGGATCAGATCAACCGTTGACTGTTGGTAGATCCTACACAGGTGACAGAACGGGCGGCACAAATCAAGTTTTTGGATCAACTTCCCCAAACACAGTTGGACGAAGTATCACGGGTGATCGGCGTATGACTCAAGAAGAGGCTATGGCAAACAGAGATGCTTTCACAAGAGGGAACATTGATCTATTTTTTCCAGGCAGAAATCCAGTGCCTGTTTCAGCAGGCACACCGTTGACACCAACTGTTGGTGGCTTTAGTAGAAACTTAATTGGTTTACTAAATCAAAATGTTGGGAATTTGGTACCAGGAGCAAATCAATTTCCTGTTGGTATAGCACCGTTTGGAGGAAGCAGAGGTCTAGGTAAAGGTCTTGACTTCTTTGCAAATCAAGAGTTAAGATCAGCTATTGCCGGCACACCTTTATTTATTGACGAAAGTTTACCATTCAGTACACGCGGTTCATCAATTAATGTTGGAAATTTTGGTCAAGGTTTTGATATCTTTGGCAATCCGATGACACCGCAAATGCAACAACAAAGAGTAACCGACGCTTTTGGTTTTTTGCAAAATCTAGAGGATAACGAAAGACTTCTAGGTTACAACTTAAATATATTATAGGAGTTAAATATGGTCGCATTTTTACCTGCTTTAGGTGCTTTAGGCACAAGTGCGTTACGTTTTGGGCCAAGACTGTTGCAGACTGGCAGAGGTTTGTTGCAAAGAGGAGGGGGTATACCGCAAAGTTCACGACAGTTTTTAGATCCAGATTTTCTAAGAACAGCTTTTTTAGAATCTGCTAAAAGACGTCCAGTAAGAACAGCTATAGGAGGCGGTGCTATTGGTAACCTCTTGTTTCCTCCAGATTTTTCTGGTGGATCGGGTACACAGACACCTGGTACAGGTGTTCCTATAAATCCAGGGCCGATTACGTCAGAAACAACAACGCAAGACACCATTCAGACTCCAGATATTTCCACGTCTGATGACGATGATGATCGTGGTTCTTTTCTCGCTAATGCACAAAATTTATTTGGTGATACAAACAGATTACAAAACATCATAACAGGTGTAGGTTTACTTGAGGGGTTAAGTCCAGAAGAAGCAGTCAAAGTAGGTGCGTCAATCAAAGGCATACCAAGAGGCCCAGTTGATACTGAGGTTTACGATACACGTTTGAAACGAGTTGTATACACAGGAAACTCATCTGATGCAACAGTGACCAATTTTTCAAATGACACTAGTGGTCGATATTTGATACAAGATAGAGGCAAAGATGCTGAAAGGTATTTCGAGAGGGAGCAAAAAAGAGAAGAGGGAAAAATAAAAGTTTCTGAAAAAGCGATTGAGGAGTTTGCAAAAAATATTGATGACATGACAGAAGTCAACGCATTAGTTGATCAAGTTTTAGAATTGATCGAGAGCGGTGAATTGGACACAGGTGTTACAAAACCATTTACAACACTTGGGAAAAGGTTAACTGGTGGTATTTTTGGTGACGTTACAAATGAAGAATTATTAAATGCACTTAATACAAAATTGGCAGTTTTACAAAGAGTCCCAGGATCTGGTCAGACCTCTGATATTGAGTTTGAGGCATATAGAGCGGCGACAGTTGGGTTGGGTAGAACAGAAGATTACAACAAACAGACATTAAGACGTGTGCAAGTTGCAAGTCGCATGATTGAGTCAAAATTAGCATATATAACTGATCAAGTTTATAATGAGGGTGCAACTTATGCAGACGCTCTAAAAGAATTTAGTGATCAATTTAGCAAAGAGAACTACGAATTTATTGCTAGAGTTATGGGTGTTGACGGCGTGATCACAGATGTTACTACACAAAAAATTGAACCCGGTAAAGAATATTATATTCTGGATAAAAATAGTGATAAATACCAATCAATAGAGTTAGTGAGATAACATGGCAATATCCATAGAAGAATTGAGAAACAGCACAAAAAAAATTCAACAGCAAGATGATCCTCTAGACAGTAATTTTGCTACTGATTTAATATCAAACATACCTCAGTCTGCCGCTAAATTTGTAAGAGATGTTCTAACACCAGTATTAGATCCGCAAGGTTTTGTCACAGATGTTGGTGATTTAGCTTTAAGCATTGTTTCAAAAATACCAGGTGTTCCTGGTGACGAGTCAACTGCCAACGCTGTAGGCTCTTTTCTGAAAGAGCGTTACGGAGGAAAAGCGAATATAGTAAGAACAATGAGAGATGATCCTGTTGGTTTTGTTGGTGATCTATCATTGTTGTTTGTCGGTGGTGGTGCGGCACTTAGGGCAGGTAAATTAGGGACAGTTGCAGACGAAATAGGCGCAGGTGCTATAACTACAGGCCAAACGATTGATCCTTTAGTCCAAGCCGGTCGTTTAGCCGATGAGATTGGTGCTTTTGGTGATATTGCCACTGCGGCCTCTGTTCGTAATATACAAGCGGCGGCCTCTGGTGTAAAACCACAAGCGCTAGAGATAGCGTTCCGTGAGGGCGCAACCGATCAAGGTTTCAAAGATGCAAGAACAGGTAAACTTTCACAAGAAGATATCGTTCGTAACGCAGAAAAAAAAGTGAAAGATTTCTCAACTCAAATTAATGAAAAACTTACTGAGGCAGGAGTAGCCGCAAAGCTAAAAACAAAGAAACTTACAGACACGCAAATCAACAGACTGTCAAAAGCTGTAGAAGAAATTAAGAAAGATAACATGGTTTCCGGACAGTCTAGTCTTGACAGAAGAGAAATTAGTTTGTTGAACAAAATTGAAAAAGATATTCAAGATCTTTTGTCTGACAAAAGTAGATACAATGCAGAAAATTTAAGAGTTGTAATAAGAAAAGTAGATAAATTACGTCCTGCGCCTACTGACGCAAACCGTGTAGCAAGGGGAATACATAGCAGAATAAGAGCAGATATAAAAAGAATCTTTGACGATACTCCCGGAGTTTCTCAAGATTACAAAAATGCTTTATCAGAATTTTCAGACAATCAAAGAAAGATTGATAGAGCAAAAAGTGAACTCGGTCTTGGAAAAAAAGATACCTCTAAAGAAAGCACAATATTTAACAACTTGAAAGCAACTTTGAGATCAACTGACAGTATACCAGAAAACGTTTTACTTGACATACCTGGCGGACGAGAAGTGTTAAATCAAGTAGCGGGTAATCTGTCAAAAGAATTTTTGCCTGGTGAGTTTTTGAGAACAGCGCCTGGACTTGGAATTGGTGGTGGTCTTACTCTATTTACTGGTAATCCTCTACCGTTAGTTGCAAGTGGTGTAGCAATCAGTCCAAGAATAGGATCTGAATTACAAACTTTAGCAGGTCAAGCTAGACGTGCCGTTCCAAGACTAAGAGCAGGGTTATTAGAAGATTTGAGAGGGCCGTTGACAGCTATAAGACCGCTCGAACAATCGTTTACAGAAACAGAAGATTTACGTTAATAAAAGGATATAAATATGACTAAAGATAGCATATCAGATTACAGTACCACAGCCGGTAGTAATACAGACATAGATGGTGTAAATATTGCAGAATCATGTCCTCCCTCCGGAATCAATAATGCACTGAGAAGTCTGATGAGTCACCTCGCCAAAATTAATGACGGCACAGACTCATTTGGCACAGTCAAGGTTGATAATTTACAACTTGATGGGAACACAATCAGCTCAACCAATACCAACGGTAACATAGTACTCACACCTAACGGAAATGGTTTAGTCAGTATCGCAGAGGGCGATTTACAAATAGGCTCAACAACAGTAACCGCAACAGGTGCGGAACTAAACCTCATGGACGGTGGCACTTCACCCGGAACTACTGCTGTTGCAGGAAGTGACGGAATTGTTACCAACGATAATTCTACAATGCGACAAACAACTGTAGACACGTTTGACACATATTTATCCCAAACAACTAAAACACTTACAAACAAAAGCATAAGTGGTGCGAGTAATACAATCACAGCAGTACCACTTACAGCATTAGATATTGATGGTGGCACAGCGACAACAACACTTGCTGATGCTGACTTGTTTATTGTCGATGACGGTGCAGGTGGCACAAATAGAAAGATCACAGCCGCAAATGCCAAAACATATTTTGGTGGTGGCACTTCTGCACCTACAGCACTAAGTGGTACAACACCTGCAATTGATTGGAGTGCCAACACACAATTCACACATACACTATCAGGTGCAACAACATACTCATTTAGCAATATATCAGCAGGAGCATCTATCGAGTTATATCTAAAAAATGTTGGTAAGAGATTTGACCTATTATCACAAGCATCAAGAACAGATGTATCATTTAGTTCTCAGATAAGTACATCAGATGATATGTTTGCAAGTTTTTTCAATAATGATGGCAGTAAATTTTATTTAGTTGAGGGCAGTGGAGTATTCCACGAATATAATTTATCTACGAACTATGATGTCAATACAAACAGCCATGTGCAAACAAAGACGGGTATGCCGTCTGCAACACAATCGGGCTATCAATTTAATGCAGATGGTACAAAACTTATATCAATCAGAGGGGACGATTTGCACGAACATGCCCTTACAAGTGCCTATAATATCAGCACGATTAACACCACACCTGCCAACTCTGTAAACTTAGACACAGTATTAGGCGATAGTGGAGGAAGTGGACTATTATTTGATAATGGCAGATTTAATTCTGACGGCACAAAATTATTCATATCAAATGAAAGACATGGCAACAGCTCATCAAATGCTTTTGATGGAAGTCATTTTGTTATTACTCTTTCAAGTGCCTATGATATTACAAGCACTCTAGCATTAGAATCTTCTTTTGACATTGGTTACGATTTAAGAGTCTTTGGCGAGGGGTATGATGGATTTATTGCAAGTGATATATCATCAGATGGCACAAACCTTGTTGTTATCGAACAAGCATTAGACTCAAATTCATTAAGGAGAATACATCATTATTATTTATCAACGCCTTTTGATTTAGATACGATAAAAAGGGTAGGTAGTAGTGATTACGATAGAGTAGACGCTGACTCAGAAACAATAACATTTATTAGAATAAATGATGATAGTGGAACTTACCATTTACAAGAAAAAGACGCTACAGCATCTTCAGATAACCAAAAACTAAGAGTTTATGACATTACGGGTGACCATCAAATTACTTTTCCTGCCGTAACATCAACTCAACCATCGGGTTTTGGAGATGGTCTTGATCCCACAACAGTTTCATTTTTGCGACTTACAAGTAATGATGGCACAAATGTGTTGATTACTGACCATAGAGAAATTTCATAATGGCAGAGCCTAAAATAACAATGCGCCACCTTGCTGACAAGTTGGAACATATTCATCAAGACGTTGAGAAAAATAGCAACGACATTATGAAACTAAAACTTGAGATGTCTTATGGTCGTGGAGCGGTCAAAAGCGTACTTTGGATTGGTAGCTGTGTAGCTGTGATTGTCGGTCTGATGCGTATATTTAACGGAGCATGAGATGTTACCTTTTCTTGGTTTTTTATCGAACCCAATAACAAAACTTGTTGCAGATAAAGTTATTGGAGCGGCAAGCCATGCTATGGAAAAGAAAAAAATCATACGTGCGGCTGAGATTGAAGCTACCAAAGAACTTGATATAGTAAAACTTGAAACTGCAAAACTTGTCAGTAAAGCGGAAGCAGAAGTAAAATCTGCACAGGTAAAAGCAGGTGAAAACTCTCTCAAAGACGAGTGGCTCACTTTGGTTTTTACAGGAATTTTGATAGCGCATTTTGTACCGTATACACAGCCTCACATACTCAAAGGTTGGGAGTTACTTAATAACGCACCAGATATGTTCTGGGTAATCATATTGACTATTGTAGGAGGCAGTTTTGGGGTTAACACACTTAATAAATGGAAAAAATAATGAAACCGTCAAGACTCGACAAGATACTATCATACATAGCGTGGGCCATAATTATAGGTTGGACACTTGCTATTATTGTAATTGATGCAGAAGCTGACACGAACCAGACAACTTCAAGTGGATCGAATACAGCGATCCAGGGAGGCTACAATTCGACTACAACCAATAATTATTCTGCGGCAACAGCAGTAGATCAAAGTAGCACCAGTAATAGCACAAGTAATGTCAAGTCAGCGCCACCCACCGCATCAGCACCGCCACTTAGTAACGGTATAGATACATGCGCATTGTCCATGTCGGCCGGTGTACAAACATTTAATTTTGGCGTGTCGCACGGTCACACATACACTGATGAAAACTGCGAACGAATAAAACTTGCAAGAGAACTTGCGACGGTACACAATATGAGGGTTGCAGGTATAAGTGTCTTGTGTCAATCAAAAGAGGTGTGGATCGCCATGTGGGCCGCCTCAACATACTGCCCGATAAATATAAATGGCGTGTCATTAATTGGTGAGCAGGCTCGTAACGTCTATTTACGTTTTCCAATTTTAAGGCCGGATTACGAAGAGTGGAAAGCGCAACAAGATGCGATACAAAAAATGAAAGACGAAGAAGTACAATATACGGTAGCAAGATGATCTCAAAATGGATTTTAGTTTTGAAGATTTGTAGCTTGGAGGGCGATTTAGAATGTCTACCAGAGTTTACGAACTCTGTAAGATTTTTAGATTTTTATTCGTGTAATCTAACAGGTCACGCTGACTCATTAAGATTATATGAAGAGTTTGGCATAGACGGCAAGACAGAGGACATAAATAAAGACAAATTAGTGGTCAAACATTATTGTCATTTTCAAGATGGTAAAGGTATATGAGATGGTATTTTGGAGTAGGCATTTTATTCTTAACAATGTTCGTGTCTATGAGTCCGGCAAAAGCGGCGCAAACTGATAATTTATTACCTAATGCTAATCACGGTACAGACTGGAACTCATCATCAACTGATATTATAAATAGTGGTAGCAGTGGTGTCGTCAACAACGGTAACACCATTGATGGATTTACCGTTACTTGCCCTACTCAACAATCTAACTGCGGTTATAAATATGATATTGGTGGTGATTTTGAAGTTACAGGCACAGCGACAGTTTCTGCCGAAGATATAAAATTATATGACAACAATATCACGCAATCTATGCTTGATAATGGTATAACTCTAGAAAGTAATATTGACGTTGCAAACTGCGAAAGTAATCAAGGAAACTGCGAGTCAAAGGGTGGTGCTAACGACTCTCATACTGTTACTATCACATTGAAAGATAACACCGGCGATGTATTGTCAACTCTATCACAAACAAGAAATGAAGTTACTGGCTTTCAAGGTGACTGCAACGGCTATCCAGGACAGAACTCGACAGGGGTGACTGCTGACTGTGGTCAATATACTGATACTATGATATATACAGGTGTTGGCGCAAACTCTGTAGATTGGTCGTGGACTGGAATTGACAATAATTACAGCAATCAATCTCGGCAAGGCCCAAATTTATTAGGTGCAACTCTTGTTATGACATATGAACAATTTGTCTTAGATAGTGAAATATTTAACAATATAAATACAACCTTTAACGATATTGATGACGATCTTAATTTTGACGAAGATATTTTTGCTTTTGAACCAGACTTTGATCTTGGTATGGAATTTGATTTTCCGACTTTTGACGAGCCAATGGTATTCACAGAAACAACACTTATACCTCTCATGGACTTTGATGACAATGTCATTTTATTTTTTGAATATGACGATGACATAGAAGTAGAGGAAGAAATAGATATGGACACGCCATTTATATTTCTTGGCGAAGCACCCGATATGTTAGAGGAAGAGCCAGAGTTTTTTGAAGAAACTGAAACGGTGATGTTGGTAGAAACATTTGAAGAAATGCCAGAAGAAGAAACAGAAACTGTTGCAACAGAAGAAGTGCCAGAAGAAACCGAATTTGCTGAAGAAACGACAGAAGAACTTATTGTAGAAGAAGAACTAAGCGTTGTAAGCACCGAGGAGGTTGAGGAAAGCACTGTTGATATGGTAGAGGTAGCGCCAGATACAAACATCGTTGTAGAGGCAAATGTGGGCGATCTAGAGGGTATCGACAAATATTTGGCACAAAACTTTGCAAAAATGGAACAAATCATGGCCAGTGAGCCAAAAATAGAAGATAAACCGTTTTATATTGATTTAGGTATTTATTTAGAGCAAGTGAGTATCGTGGACAACAGGCAACTTTATCAAGATGTTGCTTTTCATGTATTTGATCCTGTTGTAGAATATGAAAGAAAACTTAATGATAACCTAAAAAAACAACAAGAATTAAAAATAAAATTAGAGAGTTTAAATGGAGTTAATTAAAAAATATTTTTCTGCGTTGATTGCAGTCATAAGTTCTATGAGTGTCCTCGGCGGCGGTTTCTACGCTTATGGTGTTTTTGAAAACAGAATAGCACAATTAGAAGAGAGAGAATACGTCATAACACAAGAGATAGATCTTGTACCTGTTTACGAGAAAATGGAACAAAGCAAAGAAGTTGTAACAAATAAAATGGGCGAAAGATTTCGTGAGCAAAATACAGAGATTACAGTCCTAGAAAACAGAGTTACAGAAACAGAAAAATCAATCGCTGTCTTACAAACAGAATTTGAATTGCTTGATCTGCAAATGGAAGAATTTACATTGAAGAACAGCAACCCATTACAATAGAGGAAAAAATGATAAATAAAATAAAAACACAATATATAAAAATACTAGACAAATTCACTGACATTGTTCCTTGTGAGTGCAAAAGAAGATTGAACAAGAAAGGTAAAATTTTAGCTGTCGCTATCTTGCTTATCTTGATCGTCGCTATCTAGATCCTCTGGTAAATATACAAGAACAAAAGCGTCACATGACGGACACGACAGGTTTGTGACCATCATAAAATCGTGTTCGTCACAATCGTGATCCCCACCCCAAATGAGTTCTGTATTACAATGCCAACACTTCATCTTGCATCATTTCCCTTGCAACCATACAAAAAGTTTCCAACGTAAGTTCGACCAGGTTTTCGTGAAAAGAACCAGTTGGACAATCAAATGCCTCTAATATCACATTTAGATCAACAACACATCGTATTGGCGATCTGTTAAGTTGATATATCAACACAGGGTGTTTGTTCTCTTTTTTGGACGAACGTAATACCTGTTCCCACCAATCCCTACTATAAGTTGTCCCCGACTTGCGGCGCTTACATTCAACAACCCAGTTGAATTTATCATTATCACAAACCAAATCGCCGTTATCGACTTCCCTGTATTGCTCCAAGTTTCTTTTGAAATTAAACGCACTACCAAGTTCATCAGTAAGCATGTTACCGATCTTCCGTTCAAATGTACTACCTATTCTTCGTGAATTTGTCATTCCGCACCTATACATAATCATAGACATACATAAATGATTTACAAGAAAAATATTTGACAATCTATAATTTGACAAATATATTAAGAGCATCATACAAATTTTGAAAGGATTGATGATGACACATTATATAGACCAATATTTAGACTATCGTTACAGTCGTGTAGATAAATCTACATACATAAGCGACCGCACAATATTACGTTGCGCAAAGAAATATTTTACAAATCAAATGATTGACGAGGGTAGGCCAAAGATTATATCTGAACAGCTTGAAAAGATACAGTCAGACTACTCTAAGGACAAACACAATCGTGTTCTGGCCAAGATGCGTATGCTAGTCGATCATCTTATACGCTTTGAATTGATTGACAATCAGAACAACGTATTTAGATCTATGCAAAAGGTACAAGTGCCAACAGAAGAGAAAAGACACAAAGGTTTTTTTGAGTCACATAAAGACATACCTACAGAACATCATACAATAACCAGGCTGTATAATACGGCCGATGACGTACACAAAAAGTTGTTGATATTATTATTATCAGTGACTGGAGGACGTATCAACGAGGTTCTGAAAGTAAAATGGACAGACTTTGATTTGGACTCTGACACCCCACATGTACGGATTTCTGAGTCAAAAAAGAAGTCCGGTGGAAAACTTGTCAAAGACGACACTAGACTTATGTTTCTCGATCCTGCCCATGTGGATAAGTTGAAAGAATTATATAAACAGATTGCAGAAAAAAATAAAAATTCTAGCATTATGTGTAAAGATACATATACTTATGTAGTTACGAACTCGCATGGCGAGCGTCCGAGCAGAACGACTATCTATAATTGGTATAGAAATATTTGGAAAAAAGCCTATGAGAAATACAAATGCCACAAAGAATATCCATTCCCACATGGCGACACACCCACAGGCTATACTTTCCAAGCGTATCGGCGACACCTTATTTGTTCGTACAGAGAAAGTTTTGGTGAAAACTACACCAAATCTAACCATGAGGATTTACAACTAATGATTGGTCATGTCGTAGGATCTACTGTAACAGATAGAGAGTATACGCTCTTCAACAAAGAGAAAGTATTACAAAGACAGCAGAACAACAAAATCAACATAGGAGTGAAATTCGCATGACATTGAGTGAATATATGAACAAATATAATATATCTGCTATCAAACTTGGACAGGAATTAGGTGTAAGTAGGCAGACGATCTATAACTGGTTACGTGGTGAGGAGGCAACGTACAACCAGTTATGGAACAATCGCTACATACCAAGTGCAAAGATGATGTATGAGATATATGAGTATACAGGACGCAGAGTAAAACCTGCGAGTTTTTATCCACTGAAGTAAGAAAGGTTAATGATGCGGAACTTACCAGGAATAAAAAAATGGGTTGATTTAGATCAAGGATTTTCACCAACAGTGAGCGCGTCCAAACTAAGTCAATTCAGAAATGACCTAGCGATGTTTGTATGTCGTTACGGTTACAACAAAAAGAGTAAGGCCTCACCGGCTATGTGGCGCGGTATAATGTGTGAGGACGCAGTCGTTGAGGTACTTACCAATCAGAAAAAAATTGATCAAGCAATCGAGGACTGTCAAGGACGGTACAAATCTACACTGATGATCACCGGCATGTTCAGTGAAACGGTACAAAAAGAATTTAATAGTCTCGAACCAATTATCAGAAATGCGTGTGATGCGCTGTCTACATACGGCGTGCCGGAGTTTGCCGAAGATGGCGGACAGCAAATGATTGAGTTTGACATTGAAGAAGATGACTGGTCAATACCGGGTATCGGTTACCTTGACCTAGTGTTTCCAAACGGACAGATAATTGACTTAAAAACATCAAATGTTGCACCGACAGAAATGTCGCCCGATCACATGATGCAACGCGCATTTTATAAAACAGCCAAAGATAATTATGATGTAAAGTTTCTATACGTCACACCAAAGAAAACCGCACTATTAGAGGACGGTGACGTGGTGGACGTTATGAAAGACGTAAAAGTATTAATCAAGCAACTTGATAACTTTTGCAACAACTTAACCCCAGACCAAGCTAGAAAGTGTATACCGATAGCAGAAAGTAAATTTAACTTTTACTGGAAAGGCGAGGACGAACTTAAAAACTTTTATAGAAAGGACTAATTATGAGTTTTGAAATAAATCTACAATCAGACGACAATGCACTGCCGATAGACGGTTTCATTGGATATACTTCACAAGGCAGTCAAGACGGCGAAATACCAAGAGCGTCGTTTTACATCAGCAGTGAGGGACAAAAGACGTTATTTGACGAAATTAAGAAAGACGGCATTGTCATTGATCTAACCACACTAAAGACAGGTTGGGGTGCTTACTTAGGTAACGGACAGCCAACAGATTGGAAGTGGAATGACAGTATCAAAGGGCCGTGGATTGAACAGCCAGGTGAAGAATACAAACGTGGTTTTTCTGTCTTATGTATGTCTGGCACAAAATTACTTAACTGGACGCAAAACGGAGTGGCAGTGATGGAAGCTTTATTATTAATAAGTCAACAATGTGCAGACTTTGATCCCGACTCCGGCAAACTACCTTTGATGAAGTTTACAAAAGTAGAAACAAAAAAATTCAAGAACGGTAACAGCACGTCAGTGCCGGTGCTTACACTTGATAAATATGTAGACAGGCCATTTGCTCTTGATCTTGATAAAAAAGATGAGGGTGTAAAAAATCCCGAGTTCTAAAAAAAAGAAAGTTACAGTGTTAGACGATGATTATTTTACAAATACATGTCGTCTTACTGAAAACTTTTGTGACTGTGGCGGACAGATTTTAGAAGTCGGTGATTTTGAATTTTTGATAGGCGGACATGATTGTGACATAATCACAATTTCTGTCTGCCTGGATTGTGAAGAAGTATACGAAGAGAAACATAGGAAACATTAATGCGTGCAAACGGGGGGGAAATTAAGAAACACCTGCAAGTCATTACAAAGAGGTGGGGTGAACTAGACCAAGAGGCAGATTTTGAGATACGTTGTCTGCTACCAGAGAACAGTAAAATAAATAAATCAAAAAAATTCAAACGTGATCAAATACAAAACGCAGTTAAATACGCCATAGAACAAAATGAAAAGTACAATGTGTATGTAACCATAAATCCAATCGCACCTAACAGACCAAATCCACACGCACGAGATGAAGATATATTATGTGCTTTTTATTGCTATTGTGATTGTGACACACCAGAGTCTGTTGTAAACCTGCAAAACACAATGCAAGAGGGGTTTGTTGGAAGCTTTTCAGTGCATACAGGGCAGAAACCAAAACGTGGTCATATGTATTACGAAATGACACAGCCAATGGTAGATCTTGACCACTGGCGTAGCATGCAGAAAGCCATAGCGCACAAGATAAAGTCAGATGAAGTTGTAAACAATCCAAGTCGTATTATGCGTCTTGGCGGTACTGTAAATTATCCGGACAAAGGAAAACGCGAAAAAGGCAGAGTCATTGAGATGACTACTTTTACACAATATGACGCACCACAAAGAACGCAAAAAGAGATGAAAGAGTTCTTTCCGTCACCAAATAACAAAGAGCCATTTAACATTTACTTGCAAGGCATGACACAAACAGAGCGTCTTGACGTTGAGAACGCACTTTCTCTCGTAAAAACTAATCAAGACTGGCACAACAACATGATACGCATAGTCGCGTCCCTGGTCGCACGCGGACGCACAGATCAAGAAATACACGCTTATCTTAGCGGTATTACGCAAACAGGTTTCACCCTTGAGGAAACGACAAAAGAAATTGATGTCGCTATTGAGGGCGCACGAAATAAGGGGTTTACGGGCCAGTCGTCACAGTCAACTGAGGTATTTATTCTCCCGGATCTCAGTGACACGGAAATTGACAACTATTTCCGCAAAATAGAGAACGTAAATCCCTTATCCATACCAAGACGTGAATGGCTGTATGGCAATCATTACATAAAAGACTACTTATCACTAACTGTCGCTCCTGGTGGTGTTGGTAAGTCAACACTCGTGCTAACAGAGGCACTCGCTATGGTCACCGGTAAGGCACTGTTAGGTATACAGCCGTTGAAAGAGTGCAAGGTATGGTACTTTAACGCAGAAGATCCGCGAGATGAAATATTGCGACGTATCATCGCATTATGTCAACATTACAAGATTGATTACGACAAAGAGTTAGACGGTCTATATTTTGGATCGGGACGTGAAGTAGAGATGTTACTTATGGCGGGCGATCATGGCACGCTTAACACAAAATTAATAGACATGATCAGACAAAGAGTAAAAGAATACGAAATTGAATTGATAATTATTGATCCGCTTGCGTCCGTTATGACAAGTTCAGAGAGCGTGGATAATTTTAAAATACTCGCAAAGAGTCTATCTATGCTTGCCGATGAATGTAAAGCGTCTATTGAGATCGTACACCACACCAGGAAACTCAACAACGCACAAGAAGTGTCCGTAGAAGATAGTCGTGGTGGCAGTAGCTTAGTGTCCGCGTCCAGATCTGCACGCATATTGACGAAGATGGACGCAAGAGAGGGCGACGCACTAGGCTTAGAAGATTACATAGATTATTTTAAGATAGAACCTGCCGGAAAAAATAACTTATCGCGACCACTTGATAAAATATCCTGGTATAAAAAAATAGGAGTGACCATACCAAATGATGACATTGTCGCCGTTGTAGAAGAATACAAACCGCCAAGTGCGTTTGACGGTATTACACATCAGAAATTAAAACAGTTATGGGAAAGCATAAAAGGTACAGATACATATCTTATGGCCAGTATACAATCGGCACGAACAGAACATAAGATGTCAGTACATGAGTATATTGCAGATTTCCTGGAATTAGATTACGACGCAAAAGTTACAAAGACGCGCGTCAAAACAATAGTACGGTCATGGCTCGACAGCAAAATGCTTAAAATAAAGTCTGTTCCGAAGTCAGATGTCGATCCAAAAAGCTACAGAAAGGACATGGTGAAGATTGTCGTCACTGGTGAAAATATTCCAGGAAATATGTATGCCAACTAAAACACCCAAAAAAGGTAGCATACATATCTCTGGAAAACCGCAGAAAACTGCCAAATTTGTATACATATGGAAAAAAAGCCGAAAATGGCTGTCAGCAAGGGTTTCGGACATATGGGCATGTATGTATGCTGTAGTATTTATAATACTACAACATACTAGCATACATATGTGTACACATACGCATACATATGCAACTTAACAAGGAGGTATCTTTATGAGAGATTATGTGTTTTTTAATCGTAAATCTGGATATGTAGGAGTCACTGCATATCGGTATGAACCTTATTGGGAATATATTGAAGATTATCTAAAACTGCAAGAGTCGTTTGATGACATGTACGGATATATGGGACTGGTAGATCTTGTAGAACCAGATATGGCCAAAAGATTTAAAAGTGCGCTCTATAAGTTTCGTGTTACGATCACACGCGCCGGTGTTAAATTTAATACGCGTAAAGACGTACAGCAACGTGCAGAGATATGCAAGCGTGGATTATTAGCTATGAAAAAGCATGTCGATGATAACAACCTCGCGCCAATACCACCAGTCTTGATCTACGAAAATCTTGGAAAAAAGCATTTTGGTGTTGTAAAAGATGCAACAAGATTAAAAATAGTTATGGAAGAAAACACTGATGTTGAGTGTTTTTACACACTAAAAGAGTTGCATATGATATTAGAAAATTATAAAACTATAAAAGATGCAAAAAAAACTTTGAGCCGTGAAGATATACCGGCTGAGGTAACAGAAATAGAAAAACCAAAATACAAAGAGGAGGATTTCGATGAAGAAGTACCGTTTTAAAAAATACGATGAAACAAAGTCACCTGCGTCATTTTTAGTGCAAGCAGAGTCTGTTTTACGATCCAGGGGAAAAGAGTACGGACATTTCCTGGATTTGTTTCGTAACACTGCAAGACGCATGTCAATGGCTACTGGTAAGGATCTAGATCCTTATGATGTTGCAAGAATAATGATTGAGTTAAAACTAAGTCGTTTGGATCAAGGTGGTTACAAAGAAGATACAATATTAGATATAATTAATTATTGTGCATTAGCGGGCAGTATAAAAAGTCATATGGATATTCAAGAGGAAAAAAAGGGAAATATTGATTTCTCTCAGATATTGAATGTGACTGATGAAAAAAGCGAATGAAAAGTCAGATTACGGCAACGAAATACGTTTAAAAAAAGACGATGAGTATCGTGAAGAAAACATTAGTATTACTGCCGGATCTAAAAAACGTAGAAGAATACTAACGCAAAGTAGTATTGATCGTTATTTCCAGAGAGGCCAGTTGACCTCGCAACAATATAATACTGCTTTGTATATCTACGCCATTTATCAGAGATCAGAAAAAAATATTATTAGTTCATATAATCCAGACTCTAGAGTTTCTAGATCTACAAATGATGATCGTAACATAGTTGGATTTTGTGACTATATGCAACTAACAAAACATTTGCCCAAAAAACTTTTTAATGTAATGCAACATATCGTAATCTATGGGTTTTCTGCAAATGAATACGATAAGAAGTTTGACAACAAAAGAAGATCTTTAAATGAATTGAGAGAGGCCTTAGATATATTATCAAAACATTTTCGGATACGATAATGCCACGCCCAAGATCTTATGTAGATTTTACAGATCGCGAAGTAGAGATCATAAAAGGCCTCAATAAACTGTTCATTGAAAATCCAGGATTAGTAGATCATAATCTTAAATATGAGATTGATTGCTTAGAAGAAGATATTTTAATCACTAATATGAACAAACTTACGGAACAACAAACACATCATTTTATAACATTATTGTGTATGTATGTATTTAGAATGAAAATCGGCGGTGTTGAATATGATACTATTAGATCTGTAATTAAGTTCAGATAGCCAAAAAAATAGGGTGTTATGATACCTAAAAATCAAAACACCCTACTCTACGGTCTTTAAAATGCGTTTTTATTTGAAGTAATAGTACAAACAAATGCAAAAACCTAAACTTATTAGAAAACCAGTCATATTAA